ATAACAAACAAATTATCCATTTTCCTTATAACATGCCAGTTCCCTTACTCATAAGAACAAGGCGCATAGAACTGGCTTTTTTTGAAATTAATGTTCTTTGAAAACTATAGTTCGATTTAAAAGTCCGCAGTATTTATAATAAATGTGTATTATGAATAATTGTTTAAATTGTGGAAAATTTGTAAACAATAAATTTTGTAATGTTTCTTGTCAAAATGAATTTCAAAACACTGGAAGAAATGATAAAAAATATGGAAAATTTGTTGATTATTTGGTTAAATGTAATTCATGTGATAAAATTTTTATTGTAAATGAACGTGAAAAATTATATCCACAAAAGAAAAAATATTATTGCTCACGAAGTTGTGCAAATAAAAGAAAGCATTCACAGAAAACCAAAGATAAACTTTCTTTGAAAAATAAAAGAGTTAAATTTGTTAATTGTGAATATTGTGGAAATAGTTTTGAGCAGAAAAAAATAGATCAAAGATTTTGTGGACATTCATGTTCTACTAAATCTCGAATGCCACTAAAAGGATATGAAAGAATTGGTGGCTTGTGCTCTGTGAAATCACAAAATAAAAGAGGTAAAAATGAAATATATTTTGCTAAACTATGTTGTGATAAATTTAAATCTGTTCTTTGCAATAAACAAATTTTTAATGGATGGGATGCTGATGTTATTATTGAAGATTATAAAATTGCAATATTATGGAATGGTATTTGGCACTATAAAAAAATATCAAAAAATCATTCTTTAATACAAACAAAGAATAGAGATATTTTAAAAATTAAAGAGATTATTAATTGTGGATACGAACCATATGTAATAAAAGATTTAGGAAGATTTGATAAAACCTTTGTTATGAAGGAATTTGAAAATTTTAGAAAACACATAGCGGGGTAGAGAAGCGGCATCTCACGAGCCTCATAAGCTCGGAATCACAGGTTCGAGTCCTGTCCAACGCTACAAAATGAAGAACTGGTGGTTTTTACAGTAAAATAAATTTAAGCCAAATGTAAAGTTACCAAACAAAAACCAACGAAATTCTTCAAATTTATAAAAAGTAATTCCCCGTTGTCCCTGTGGCAACACAAACTTCGGGGTATCGTTCTTTAAAAATGCAAAGGGAAAACTTAAAGTGTTTACAGCAATTTCGGTGGTTCGAATCCATCATCCTGCCAATGGCAGAATTAGACAAGCGGTTAAGTCAAAACTCTATGAAAGTTTCAAAACAATTCAAAAATACTTTTAAACTGTTCCCTAAGTTTTAAAACGGAAATGGGTGAAGATAAATTATTTTCAATAAAATTAAACCCAACCCGTTTAATACCTAACATTTGAAGCATGTTGCAACGTGCGTGGTTAAGAATGGTTTTTATCAGCAGAAGTGCTGAGTTTTTTCAAAAATAAAGAAATAGTTATTGTGTCTAAGTTAAGCCAGATCGCAAGATAGGACTTTTTTTCGGCAGTAATAAAAAGAAGAACTTGTTGTGTATACAGTAGATTGAAAAATGTAATCCCCCTCATATGAGAAGGGGGACAAACTTACCAAAATACAACTAAACTTCTTCTCTTATTTGAGAAGTGTTTGTTTTTCTTACAAAAAATGGGTGGGGACTTGATGTAGAAATATATCACCTCACCCATTTTTATTTTTTATTCTAAATTATTTTTATTTTTTTATTCTAATTTATTTTTTATATTAATTTATTATTATATATTTGCACATTAAATGGAAAATGAAGTAAAAATATATACATTATCACACCCAATAACTAATGAAGTTAGATATGTGGGTAAAACGGTTGAATCTTTGGAAGAAAGATTACGTAAACACATATCAAGAAGAGATAATACATATAAAAGTAATTGGATTATTTCTTTGAAAAAGGAAGGCTTAACTCCAAATATTGAGTTACTTGATGAATGTTCTTTGGTTGATTGGCATTGGCTTGAAAAATATTGGATTTTACAATTTAAATGTTGGAATTTTAAATTAACGAATATTTGTGAGGGTGGTAAAGGAAGTGATGGATTGAAACATTCTATTGAAAGTAAAGAAAAAATGAGTCAACGACAAAAAGGTAAACAATGGAGATTAGGTGCTGTTCTTACTGATGAAACCAAAGAAAAAATTAGATTAGGTAATTTAAATAAAAAAAGAAATCCTGATTCAGTAAAAAAAATGATAATAACAAAAACTGGCATGTCAACTGGCGTTGGAAGAAAACATACTATGACACATATAAACAATATTAGTAATGGTATGATTAAAATAAAAGGAAAATCAGTGTCACAATATGATTTAAATATGAATTTTATTAAAGATTGGGCATCAATATCAACTGCCTCAAAAACACTAAAAATACCTAATAGTAATATTGTTAATGTTTGTAAGGGTAATAGAAAAACGGCAAAAAATTTTATTTGGATATATAATTAAAAATTGTAAAATTATGGAAAATTTAGTACTAACAAAATCAAGTTTAGATTTAATTAAATCTTCAATTATTCAAGGACTTGAAACAGCGAGTGGAAGTCGTAGTTCTGCAACTTACTACCATTCAAGAGACGAACAAATGAAGGCTATACATGGTCAGATTGACAAGTTGTATAAACTTTCAAAGGAACTTCCATTGATCATAGCTGCTCAGAAAGGTGCTACAGGTCAATTCGTTTCAGAAGTGTTGCTTAATGAATTTAAGCAAACATTAAAGGGCGGAGCATGTAATATTGTGAATCCAATCGACTGGTATGACAATGGTATCAGTGACAAGGCAGTGCTTAGTGCATTAAACAACCTTGCTAATGATAATGGTTTTCCATATGCATTACGTCTTTTTGTTGATATGAAGAATCAGAAAATTAACAATGAGAGATCAAGAAAAATTATACTTGGTTTTCTTTGGGGACAAGCAAATATGGAATTCTATGCAATGAAGTACCGTAACAAAATTGCAAAAATTTTGAAACATGTATATGGTCAGAAAAAGACCAGCATATTGCTTTCTATTGCACAGAAACAAGTTGCAATTAATAACACTGTTCTTTTCAATAATGTTTATACTGAAAAAGAAGCAAAAATTGTTAATGAATGTATTACAAAATATTACAATGGTGATGCATCAAAAGCATTTAAATTGTTACTTTTCTTATTTAAGAAAGATAATGGTGTTAATTTTTACGATTTACCACTTTTAACTGAATATGAAACAGCAAAAGTTGACATCAGGAATATTAAGAATGTTCCAGAAGAAGTTTTGCTTGGCTTAATTTCATCTGTAAAACATCCACAGTATCATTCAATGTGGTCAACTGATCTTCAGAGAGAAACCACAAAGGGTATAATCAGAGCAACAGTTCAGGTAACCTCTGTGAACCAACAGGTTCGTCAGACCAAATCAACTGCAAAGTTGGGTGTTGAAAAACATGTTGACTTGGAAAAAGCAACTGATTTTATGGCTCTTTACAAAACTGGTTACGAAACCACTTTTACTGATGAATTGAAAATGGCTATTGGTAAACTTGCTGTTGCTAAGAGAATTCAGGGATTCTTCTACCAAAATATTGGTATTATAGTTGACGACAGTATTTCAATGACTGGTCATAAGGCAGAATCAAAGAATACTCCAAGGGCAATTGCTGATTTTACAGCTATAGTACTTGCAGCTTCAGTAACTGAAGTTGTAGTTGTAAGAACAAGTGGTTTTGAAAGTGATTTGGCAAGTTCATTTATTGAACTATTAAAAGATCAGAATCCAGCAAAACCTTACGATGCTATTTTCATCTTAACTGATGGTTACGAAAATGCTTATGATGGATTGACTAACGAAGTTATTTCAATCTGGAAAACAGAATCAGGCAGTATAACACCTATCTTTCAGATTTCACCAATTACTGGTGCTGAAACAGGTGGTAATGTAAGAGCATTAGGTGTTGGAGTAGTTACAATGGCGATTAACAATCCTATTGCAATTCAGACACAAATCAATGCAAGATTGCTTGAAATTGACACAAAACGTTGGTTAGAAAATCAGGTTCATGCTCTTGAAGCTGCTCCTGTTAAGAGAACAAAAAAAATTACTATTAACGCTTAAAATATCATATTATGATTACAAGAGAACTTACAGAAATGTTAAAAGGTTGCCGTCCTGTCAAAGACAAAGATGGTAACATCGTGGTACAGTCAATAATGAACATGCAAGTTGTATGCTTGACAACTGAGAAAGAAAACTCATTGGATGATCGCTTTGCGAATCCATTGACTTCATTAGTATCAAGTAATCAATCTTACGGACAGATTACGTTCAGTAATAAAGAGAACAAAGAAGTTATTTTTCCAGTTCAAATGGCTGTATTGACCAAACAACAGGCACAAAATCATGGTATGGTAAAAGCTGGTTATGTTGAACCTAAAGCAAATACAACATTTCATGACGCAGGTTGTGTTCAAGGTGGACAGACTGGATATTTTCAGGGTACTCAGGAGTTCAGAATGATTCCTGTTAGCATGCGTGAAATGTTGTTTGATAAGGTTGGTCAGACATCTGGCTATCAGAATATTTATCCTGCAATCCAGAAACTCGGTCAGGATACTAAATCTGGTACTGGTAATTATCTGAACATTTACTTTGAAAAGTTTGACAAGAAACTTGATCAGTTTATTGCACACTTTGAACGTCCAAAGAATCTTATTGGTATCATTGTATTGATTGATGGTGAAATTGTTGCGATAGATAAATTCCCTTCATTTACATACGCTGAACAGGTATGGGATTTGATGATCAGGGATTGCTATGGTTCACTTGCAATCATAAGTGAATTGCAGAACAAAACTGCAGGTAAGGTATTTACTGAAGCATATGAAGATGTTAAAAAGGGCACAGATAAATATGCTGTTGCAGGTAAGTATTCTATCGTTGATTTGCTCGAACAAGCATTGAAGAAAACCAAGAAATCGATTACTGATGATGTTAATGAGAGAATTCAGGAAGTTCTTGATCTCACATTTGATGCTACTATTGACACTGAAGGTAATCCTTCTGCAAACAGCAGAGCACCTAAGAGTTATATTCTTAAAACTGAAGGTTATATTGGTCAGGTAATTACTGAAAACGAATTTAATCATTTGGTGTCAATTATCAAAAGAGAGAGATTCAATCCAAATGCTTTCAGACAAGTAAGTGAACTTAGAAATAAGGCACGTAAAATGACACCATTCAAAATATAATTTATTAATTTATTAGATGAAAAACCATAAGATTATTCTTATGGTTTTTTTATTTTATGTGAATTTTAATCTATTTCTTTTGTATTTATTATAAATATAATCAGTAAATCTGATTTATTTTTTTAACTGATTGGACGGCTTATAAGTTATGAAATGGAAAGATTGACAACATATAAATTTATTGAAAGAGCAAAATTAATACATGATAATAAATATGATTATTCGTGCAGTGATTATATTAATAATCGTAGTAAAACAAAAATAATTTGTTTAGAACATGGAATTTTTGAACAAAAGGCTGAAAATCACTTAAATGGTTATGGTTGTCCTAAATGTAATGGTGGTAAACGTGTAAATAGCACAAAAAAATTTATTGATTTAGCAAAATTAAAACATGGAAACAAATATGATTATTCATTAGTAAATTATATTAAGTGTAATTTTAAAATAAAAATAATATGTCCTAAACATGGAGTTTTTGAACAAACACCAAATGGTCATTTAAATGGAGATGGATGCATTTTATGTTATAATGAAAATCGTGTTAATTCAATTGATGATTTTATAATAAAAGCTAATAATATTCATCATTTTAAATATAATTATTCCTTAGTTGATTATCTGAATATTAGAGATAAAATAAAAATAATATGCCCAGAACATGGCATTTTTGAACAAACTCCAAATTCCCACTTAAACAGTCGTGGTTGTCCCAAATGTATGGAATCAAAAGGTGAATTATTTATTACTAATTGGTTAAATCAAAATAATATTGATTTTGAAACACAAAAAACATTTCCTAAATGTAAAAATCAAAGAAAATTAAGATATGATTTCTATTTACCCAATCAAAATTTATTAATTGAATATGATGGTCAGCAACATTATATGCCTATTAATTATTTTGGTGGTAAGTATATTTTTGAATATTTAAAAGAAAATGATAAAATAAAAACAGAATACGCATTAAACAATAACATTAAATTATTACGTATTCCAGATACTGAAAGAAAAAATCTTTCAAATATATTAAAAAATAATATTATAATTACTTAATAATCAAATATATGGCTTTCTTCAGTCGTCCTATATTGGACAATATTCAATTTAAGCAACTAACTGGTTCAACACTTACCATGTCAGGCACTACTGATTTTAGTGGTGTTTTAAAATCTAAAGGAGTTGAAATCGATGCTACTGCTACTGGTGCAACTGCTGGTGATGCACTGGTATTTGACGGTACTAAAATTGTGCTGACACCAATATCTGGTGGTAGTAGTGGTATGTATTATGGTAATACTCCTGCTTCAATAACATTAGGTGGTATTAGTGGTGGAACTACACTCACTGGTAAAACACTATCAAAAATAATTGAAGAATTATTAGTTCCAGCAGTACATCCAAGCATAACACCACCTTCAGAATTTGCATTTATTATTACTCCTTCTACTTCAGTATATGAAGTTGGTACGAGTATATTAATCACAGCAATGTCATGTTTTAGCAGTGGTAGTATTAGTCCTCAATATCATGGTGCAAGCTCATGTAGAAGCGGATTACCATATTCTTATAATAATACTGATTTTGGTGTTTCACAAACACCTATTTTATCGTCATCATGTTCCAATTTACATTCACTTGCTGCACATATAATTACCAACGGTAATAATACCCTATCTGCAACGGTTACATATTTATCTGGTGCAACTCCAGCATATAATAGTGATGGTAGTGTATTTGCAACAGCATTACCAACAGGAACAACATTACCACAATCATGTATAATTTGTGGTTTATTTCCATATTTCTATGGTAAAATTGCAAGTGGTGGAGCACCTGCTGGTGGTAATAGACCTGACCCAAATACTACTATTCGTAATTGTATAATCGCATTAGACTTAAGTAGAGCTACTGGTATTGTTGTTACAGACAGTACAGGTGCAATTGACATTAATTGGAATAGTGATTCTGATGATTATATTTGGTTTGCAACACCAGTTGCTTCAGCAATAAAAGTTAAATGGGCAGATACTGTTGTTACTGTCAACAATGGTTCAATTGGTGGTGCAGTAAGTGCAGGTGGTAATTTATTTCCTGACCCAGCATCAATAGTAAATATTAGTGCTGTATGTTGGGCAACACCACAAACATATAATGTTTATGTAAGTAATTATCAAACAAAATCAACCAACATAATGGTGTTAACTAATAGTTAAAATTAAAAAATATGGCAATAATATTAAATGACAATCTTCAAATAAACGCAGGTAAACCAATTGATTCAAGATATTTAACAACTGGAAATACTGTATATGCTTCAACTGGTGCAACCAATTCAGCAATTCCTGTTCCTTTAAGATATACTGGCTTAACAGTTAATGTTTTAGGTACTGAATATTGGTATAAAACTGGTGTTGCTGACATTAATTTAATTCAGAAAAAATATGATACTGTGTTACCAACAGGCAGTTTTGTTACTGGTGCTACTAATATTGGATATTTTAGTGGATATACAAGTGTACAAATATTACCAATAACAAATTTACCCGATAATAATTATAATGGTAATTATTATTCAATTTATAATTATTATTATAGAGGTATTGACGGTAAAATACATGTTGGTGTACCAAATGATGGTATACCAAAAAGAGGTTATGTAAAAACATCTGGTATTACAAAGTCATGGCTTTGGAATGAATATACTGGCAGTTCAAATATATTAGGTTGGATTTTAGTCAATGGTGATATTTCACAACAAATTGGAATATTTGCAAATGGTTACAAATATTATACTGGTTCGTCTCAAGTATATACTGAAAGTGGATGGACTACTGGAAATATATATACTAATGGTTCAAGTTTGGTTATTAGTACTGTTCTTGGTAGTTTAACAAGTGGTACAACTTTAATAATTGGTGGACCGTTTTTTGCTACTAAAACCAATAATGCGCTGAATTTTAGAACATTAATAACAAAAACTCCAACTTTATTGAGTGTTTCTTATGATGAAGCATTTGTTTATATATCTGGTAATACTGGTAGTGCACTTATTACTGCATCAAATGGGTTGACGAAAATTGGTCAGGATGTTAGACTTGGCGGTACATTAATAAGTGGTACAACAATTATAACTGATTCACGTGCAACACCAGTAGGTATTCAATATGCTGCTGATTATTCAGCAAGTTTTACTGATCGTTCATTAATTGACAAAGGATATCTTACCAGTATATCTGCATTAGGTGGAGAAAGAATTTTTAAAACTATTTATCAAACTTCACACGGATTTAGTATTGGTCAAGTAGTTGGTTGGAGTGGTTGTACATATAATTTACCAATTGCAACAGGTTTATATGATGGTGAAGTTATTGGTATTGTAACTAATTGTTTTAATCCTAATTCTTTTGAAGTAACACAAGCAGGTTTTGTTAGTGGTATAACAGTAGGTGGTGGATTAATTACAAATTGTACATATTTTCTTAGTGCTACTGTTGCTGGATGTTTAACTACATGTGAGCCAATAACTCCTAATTATCTTAGTAAATCAATGTTAATTGCTACTTCGGCATGTAGCGGTTGGGTTTTACCTTATGCTGGATATGTAATAACAAGTGGTATTACTCAAGGTGGAGCATTAATAAGAAATGTATGTAATATATCAGCATCACCATACGTAGTAACACCTTCAGATTTTTATATTGGTGCAAAAGGTGGTGATATTGTTCAATTAAACAGTTTACATGTAAATGGTCAGGTAATTGTTGTTGATGATGTTTGTGGTAACGCTGCAATTGGTTGTGAAATTCAGGTTAGTGGTGTATTTTTCGGTGGAAGTAGTACCGCATGCATTAATACTGCATATGGTTCAATGACATTTATATATAATGGTGGAAAAGCATGTTGGTCAGCAATTGGATTCTCTACAGCACCTTATTAATAATTAATATAATATGATTAAAAAATATGGTACAAATCAAGCATTAATTGGTAGTGGTTTTAATCAACCTGCAGGTACTGGTTTCACATTAACACTATCAGGTAATACTATTATTGCAAGTAGTGGAACATTTAAATACGCAACAAACAGAAGTGCTTATTTTAATGTTACTCCACGTGCTGTGCCTGATGTAGCATATGTAACTGGTCAAACTCTAAATATTCGTCATATTGGTTCTGTTGGTCAAATTATATATAGAGGTATTAGTGGAATTACAGGTGCTACTGGTTTTATATATGATAAAGCAACATCTGGGGTCACAGTACCTAATTTAACAATTTCAACAACGCCCGTAACTGATTTATCTCTTGATTGGTTATTATCATGGGATTGTAATACTGGAAAAGTAAAAAAAATATGTTATGCAAGTGCTGTTGGTTTAACTTGTGCAGAAAATGGTTTAACTTCAGTAGGTGGTCTTGTTTGTCTTGGTGGTAATTTATGTACTGATACTATAATAAATGGTTTAGATTTATATGCAATACGTTTTTGTAATTTATGCAGTGCGTGTATAACAACCACAGTAGGTAATATTGTTCTTGATAGTCGTTGTAATAGTGGGGGTGTATATTTAAAATCACAAAATGGTGCAATAAATAGTCCAGTAGGTAATTACGCAAATTCTGTTGGTGTTGCAATGGATTATCCATCTAATATTTTTAAAATATATGATAATCGAATAGGTGCTAATCAAAAGGGTATTGAATATGATAATAATTATAGTGCATTTTTTACTCCACGTTCACTTGTTGATAAATCATATGTAGATGCTATTGCTGCAGGTCTTCAACCCCATCCTGCCGTACTCGTTGCAACATCAGGGGTAAGCGATAATAGAGCATTAACAGGATTAACAGGAACAACAATTGTTGATGGAGTTGTTTTAAGTCAAGGAGATAGAGTTTTAATAAAAAATCAAACTGATGCTAAACAAAATGGTATATATATTTTAACTGGTACTACATTTACCCGTGCAATTGATTTTGATCAAAGCAGTGAAAGCGTTCAAGGAGCATATACTTTTGTATTATCAGGTAATACATGGCAATATACTTCATGGATTTTATCAACACCAAACCCAATAACAATTAATGTAACACCATTAACGTTTAGTTTATTTGCTCAAGTTACTGATATTCTTGCTGGTACAGGAATAACCATTACAAAATATTATGGTCAGGATACTGTTTCTGTTAATGGTTCAGTTCTTGCAGGTAATTCGATATTATGGACAGGAAATACATTTAATGTCGATATTAATGGTGGAACGTTAGCAATTGCATTAAGTCAGACAATTACAGGTGGTACAAATGGTTTAATAAAATCTGGACAACAATTAAAACTTGGCGGGACTTTGACTGGTTCAACAGTAATAACTGATAGTCGTTTGGTTAAAAAGGGTATTGAATATGGTGGAAATTATAGTTCAGGATTTACTAATTGTTCTCTTATAACAAAAGAATATGTTCAATCACAAATATCCAGTGGTGGAACATATAATCTTCAATCACCAGCAGCAATATGTGTTGGTGGAATTTGTGTTGGTTATGTTTTAACTGGTAAAACTGCATTTCAAATATTTCAAGATTTATTAGTACCAACATTATATCCTGCGTTTGTTGCACCAAGTGAAAGTGCTTCAATATCACCTTCAGGTACGTTTGAGATTGGATGTAGTATTGCAACATTATGTATTACTGGTACTTTTAATAGAGGCACGATAATTCCAGCATATGGAACTGATGGATTTAGAAGCGGTCCTGCAACTTGTTATGTATTTACTGGTTGTCAAATTGCTGCTTCATATGCATGTAATGCATCATCATTGACTAAATGCGCAACAAGTTATGTTGTTTGTGCAAGTCAAACTTGGACTGTTTCTACCTGTTTTTCTGCTGGTTGTCAACCAAAAGATAGTAAAGGCGGGAATTATGGTTCAGTATGCGGTCCGGGTCAAACAAGTGCACCAACTGCTACAATTACTGGTATTTATCCATATTATTATGGAAAACTTACAAGTGGCAGTCGTCCAGCAGTAACAAATGCTCTTGTAACAGCAGGTTGTATATCAAAATGTGTTTTAAGCAGTACGGGTACAGTAACAGTTAGTTTCGGAAGTTCAGCAAGCGAATATACTTGGCTTGCAATTCCTCAGACTTCAACATCAAAAATTTGTTGGTATGTTAATGCTCTCGATAATGGAAAAATTAATAGTTCTCCAAGTGATAAATATCCTGATGAATGTGTAATAGCAATTACTTCGGCAGAAGGATGTTGGGCAGGTATAAATTATAAGGTTTACATGAGTGGTGCTGTTGGAGCAATTAGTGCTTCAATGGAATTTAGAAATAGTTAAAAATATTAGATATGGCAATAGTTTTAAGTGATAATATTCAAGTTAATGCTCCGAAACCCGTAGACAGTAGGTATTTAAATATTCTTGTGCCATTTTCAAGTACAACTATTGCCAATACTACAATTGTTAGTGGTGTAAGATTCATAGGTTTAACTGTTAATATTAATAGCTCTGAATATTGGTATAAAAACGGTATTTTAGATACAGATTTAATTATTAAATTAGGTGGTGGAAGTGCAATTACTGGTGCAACAAATGGTCTGACAATATCTAATAATAATGTTATTCTTGGTGGTACATTACTTACTGCAACAACAATAAATGGTGGTGGACAAACATTAAATATTAATGTTAATGATTTTAATCTTAGTGGTACAACTCTTAATATTACTGGTATTGTAACATTACAATCAACACCAACAGGTGGAACAACTTCAGATGCAATACTTGTTTGGAATTCAATAGATAAAAAAATTAAACAGGTTTCGCCAAATATTATTAATGTTTGTAATATTAGTGGAGTATATTCTGCAACAACAAACAATAGTTTCATCGGTGCAAATGCTGGTTCAACAATATATTTACCACCTGCTCCTAATTGCGGACAAAAAATTTCAATAGCTGATTGTTCAGGTAATGCATTAGCAAATAATATTTATGTTTGTAGTACAACCTGTTGTATACTTAATTGTAATATGGCTATAATTAACACAGATTATGGTTCAATGTCATTCATATTTAATAATACTTTTTGGAGTGCAGTTGCATTCACCAATTAATATATTGAGAATATAATAATTTACTTGAGATTAAAACTATTTATAAGTAGATAATAACAGAAAAAATATAAAAATATAAAATTATGGCATTCAATACAAAAATAGACCTATATGATAGTAAGGTAATTCAATGTGCTAATCAAACATTGACCTTATCTGGAAAAACTGTCATTGCTACATCAGGTGATTTAAGATATCAAACACATCCAACATTTACTGGTGCTACTCAGATTGTAGATAAATGTTATGTTGATACAGCTACTGGTGGTATTTGTGCAAATAATGGTTTAACAAAAAGAGGTAGTTTTATTACTCTTGGTGGCGCATTAACTGGCGATACTACAATTGGAAGCAGCACATGTGCATTAAAAATAAATGTTAATACACTTAGTTTAAGTGGTAATACTGCATTTAATTTAAGTACTGGTAATGGTGTAATAACAGATACTGGTAACAAAGGTGGTTTACAGTATGCAACATGTTATGATGCATGTGTTGTTAAACTTTCAATACCAAATGCTGGTTGGGTAACTGGAAAAACAAGTACTTCTGGAATACAAACTGCTGGTAATGGTTTAACTAAAACATTGACAAATGTCACATTAGGTGGTACAATATCAGGTGCTACTGTAATTACAGATTCACGTGGTGCTGGTTTAACACTTGGTATTCAATATGGTGGTGATTATTCTTGTGGCTATAATGCACGTTCACTTGTTGATGCTGGCTATGTAACTGGAAAAACAAGTACTTCTGGAATACAAACCGTTAATAATGGTTTAACAAAACACGGAACAAATGCGGTTCTTGGCGGTGCATTAACAGGTGATACTACAATTGGAAGTGGTTCATGTGTTCTTGGTGTAAATGTAAATACTGTTAATTTATGTGGTTGTGTAACATTAAAATCAACTCCACCTAATCTTGTTGCAGATATTCTTACACGTAATACAAGTACAGGTGAAATTTCAAAAACAACATTAAGTTCTCTTGGTGGTTTAACTGGTGCGACAAATGGCATTGGTATTACAGGTCAAAAAGTTTGTCTTGGCGGTGCTTTAATTGCAGGTACTTCAATAACTGGTGCTCAAGCATTATGTTTAGGTACTGCTGCAAGTAAATTAGCATCATTAGATTTACGTCCTGCAGGTGCTCTCACTATAGTTGCTGGTACATTACCAATATCTTCAAGTGGTGCAACATTTACTGATTTGTGCACAATACCACATGGTATTCAATATGGTGGTGATTATAGTACATCTTTCTGTGGTAATTCATTGGTTAGTAAAATATATGTTGATAGCGTTGCAACAGGATTGCACGTTAAAGCAGCAGCAATTGTTGCAACAACAGCACCCATTACTTTAAGTGGTAATCAAACAATTGATGGCGTTTTGACAACAACTGGTATGAGAGTATTGGTTAAAAATCAAGCAGACGCTACAACTAATGGTATATATAGTGCAAATACTGGTAGTTGGGGTCGTACAAGTGATTATAATGGTACTATTGGTGAAGTATCTAATGGTGATTTAATTCCTGTTACATCAGGTTCAACTCAAAATAGTTCAATTTGGGCATTAATTACACCAGACCCGATTATAGTTGGTGTGACTTCATTAGATTATACTGAGTTCTCAACAATTATAGATGTTCAAGGTGGACAAGGTATTTGTATAACTCAAGTTGGTGGTACACATACTGTTTGTGTTAATCCTGTAAGTGGATGTGGATTATGTGTTGACCCTTCTGGATTATGTATTAATAATAGTATTGGTGGTAATGGTTTAACTTATAGTGGTGGTGTAATTAATGCTAATGCATGTAGTTGTGGTGCAGTTGCAGCAATAAATGTTGGATATAATGGTAGTGATAATCTTATTGTTGCATGTTCGGATATTACAAATATGTCTGCTATTGTTACTGGTGCAATAAATGGTTTAACAAAAACAGGTCAAAATATAGGATTGGGTGGTACTTTAACAGGTTCAACAGTAATAACTGATTCACGTGTAACACCATTAGGTATTCAATACGCTGCTGATTATACTACAACATTTGTTAACGAATCTCTTATAACAAAACGTTATGTTCATTCTTATGTTACTGGTGGTACAACCGTATTAACAGCAAATAATGGTTTAACGAAACAAGCAAATAATAATGTTGTATTAGGTGGTGCATTAACAGGCAATACTTTAATTAGTGGTGCATATACACTTTCACTTTGTAATGGTGCTTTATTAAATACTCAGTGTGGTTATCAAATAAGTGGTTGTACAATACTTCAAACAGACAAAGGATTATCAGTACTTATTGGTCCTAAAGCTGGTAATCTTTTAAGTACTGGTAATGCTAATATTAATATTGGTATTTGTACATCTGTAGCTCTTAATGTTGGTTGTAATAATATTGCAATTGGTTGTCAAGCATTTAATGCTGCAATAAATTCATGTTGTGAAATTGCAATTGGTGTTCAAGCACTTTTAAATGCATGTTGCCGAAATTCTGATATTGCAATTGGTACTTGTGCACTTTACAAAGCTGCAAGTGGTGTTGGTTGTAGTATTGCAATTGGTTATAAAGCAGGTTTTTGTTCAATTAATGGTGTTAGAAACGTTATGATTGGTTATTGTGCAGGTTATTTGGAACTGAATTCTGATAAGTTGTATATTGCAAACTCAGGCACTATTACTCCATTAATTTATGGTGATTTCAATACATCTGCAGTAACATTAAATGCTAAGTTAACTCTTGGCGTTGTACCTACTACTGGTGCATTAACTGATGTAGTTCTTGTAAGAAATTCTGGTGGTGAAGTTAGAACAGTTACTGTTGCAACAATTACTGGTGCAACCGCAATAAGTGCAATTAATGGTTTAACAAAAACTGGAAATCAAATTAAATTAGGTGGTACTTTGACTGGCATAACAACAATTAATGGTGGTCAGACATTAAACATTAATCAGACAGTTTTAAATTTAAGCGGTAATACATCTGTTAATATCACTGGTACTGCTGTAACTCTTCAAACAACTCCACCTGCTGGTTTAACTTCAGATGCGGTATTAGTATGGAATAGTGGTGATAAAAAGATTAAAACTGTTAGTGGTGCTGCTCTTGGTGATAAGAATAATATTTATTCACATTCAGCAGTTACAACTTCAGTATTATTAACAACGGGCAGTTCATATGTAATTTTAGTTAATAATAGTGCCCCTGTAACAATTACATTACCAGCGACTCCGATTAATGGACAAGTATTTAAAATTAAAAACGTAAGTGGTACAGCAGTAACAAATATTATTACAGTTGCAGGTAATGGTAAAAATATTGATGGTTCAGCAAGTGGCTTAATTAATACTGATTATGGTGCACTTGAACTAATATATGATACCACATTAACAGCATGGTATACTTTGGCTTTCATTAATTAATAATAATAGTTAATTACAATATTTAAAGATGAGAATTAATTTTCTCATTTTTTTTTCTTGTAAATCGAGATTTTTGTGATTATCTTCGTATTTATAAAAAAATATAAAAATTTATAATATTCGTGATTAAGAAAGTTTACATATATACACTAACAAATCCATTAAATAATGAAGTTTTTTATATTGGATATACATATAATTTAAAAAAGAGGTTATATGAACACTTATATAGTTATAATTTAAAGGATAATAGATATAAAAAATTGATTATTGAAAAAATATTAAGTGCGGGATTAAAACCAGAAATAAATGCAATTGATGAATGTGAATATGTTTTTAATCAAGAACAGAATATATTTGAACATGAAAGATTAGAAATTTATTATATAAAAAAATATCGAAAAGAAGGAATTAGATTGACTAACTTAACTGAAGGTGGAAAAAATCCTCCAATTTCAAAAACAAAAAGAGTTGTATATCAATACGATAAAAATTTAAATTTTATTAACAAATACGAATCAATAACAGAAGCAGCAATTGCCGTAGAAACACAAGCGACACATATTTGTAGGGCATTAGATCAAAAAGTAAATTTATCGTCTAAGGGTTACTATTGGTTATCCTCAAATAATTTAATTAACATTAGAACCGAAAAAAAGAAACCAATCATATTAAAAGAAAGAGAAAAGCATACAATACCAATAGTACAATATAGTTTGAATGGTATTTTTTTAAATGAATATTTGGGTCAAAGTGATGCCGAAAAAATCACTGGAATTAATTCAAAATTAATTAATAAATGTTTAAAGATGAGTAATTATAATCAAACTGGTGGTTATATGTGGTTTTATAAAGATAAAATCCCCCTAAATATTGAAAAATATAAAAGAAGAGGTGTTTCTCGTAAAATATTAACATATGATTTAACTGGAAATTATGTTGCAGAATATAATTCAATTAGAGAGGGGTCAAAAGATTTAAATATTGATGAAACGTCTATTTGTAAAAATTTAAAAGGATGTATATCAAGAGCAGGAAATTACAGATTTACATATAATAATTAAAAATAATTAAAATTTAAAACAAAATTTATGGTAACAGACAGTAAAATAAGTAGTAATGATAAATATATAATATTTGAAAGCCAAGGCGGTCATGGTAAACAAATTTGCGCAACCGCAGTAATTCGTGCAATAAAAAAAGCATATCCAGATAGAAAGTTGATATGGATTACCCCTTGGGACGGACCCGCATTTTATAATCCAGATATATTTCGTTTTTTTGTGTTCAATCAAATACCGCAATATTTCAAAGATGATTATCTCAAAGAAGACACGATTATAATGAAACACGACCCTTATAATGAAACTAATCATATATTAAGAAAAGAACATCTGACTGAAACTTGGTGTAAAATGTTTAATATACCTTATGATGGGTATAAACCAAAAATCTATTTAAACCCCAGAGAGATCGAAATAGCAAGAGATAAGATAAAACCAGATAATAGACCAATCATGTTATTACAAACACATGGCGGAAGTAATCAACAATATTCGAAAAAATCATGGTATAGGGATATGCCTGTGGAGATAAGTCAGAAATTGGTTGATTATTTTAGTAAATCATATCGTATTTTACATATTAAAGCACCAGAACAACTAAATTTACGTGGTGTTGAACCATTATTATTACCACATAGAGAATTATATGCAGTATTTACTTTTAGTACCAAGAGATTATTCATAGATTCATTTGCACAACATGTCGCTGCAGCATTAGATTTACAGAGCACAGTTGTTTGGATTGGTAATTCACCTAAAGTGTTTGGTTATCCAGAACATATAAATGTATTGCCTAATGCTAATATTATAAATAATTTTGATAAATTTACATATTTACAGGATGATATTTCAGGACAAATTCAAGCCTTTCCGTATGATACAGTAAATGTCTTTGACATAAATAAAATTATTGAAGCAGTTAATAAACAAAAATAATTTCTATATTTTTTATTTTTTGAACCCACTTTAACAGGTGGGTTTTTTATTTTTATAATGCTTGAAGATTAAGTCTGAGTTTTTAAGTATTTATCTTAAAGTAATAATATTAAATAAATAATATAACATCATGGCACTTCAAATGAATTATTATCATCAACCTACAGATACAACATTTATGAACGCATATTGGAGAATAAATCCAAATTTTGGCATTATTGGTGGAAAGAATATTATAAAATATACCATTGAAGTTTTTAAAAATGTTAATATGGCACATCAGGAAAATTTTAAATGCATTAAAGGATTTACATATTCATTTACGCCTAATATTAAAAAGAATGCGCCTAATTTCATTGAACAGGCATATAATCACGCAAAAGCCACTAATTATAGCGGTAGTGTTGATGTATAATTTTATAATTAAGTAACTAAAATGGCTCAAACTAAACTTGACTTAAGCGATAATAAATTTGAACAACTTTCGAATGAAATTCTGCATTTATCTGGGTGTACTCATGTATTTGGACAATTTCAATTAGAAAGCGGTTCAACATTATCAATATTGCCAAATCATGATACTGGTAAAGTTCTGACTTCAAATTCTGGTGGTACAGCAACATGGCAAGTCATTCCTACTATTATTATTCCTATTACTGGTGCAACAAATGGTTTGAGTGTTACAGATAAAAAAATTAAATTAGGTGGTCAATTAACTGGAAATACGACTATAGATATTCTTACTTCTGATTTAAATTTATGTTCAAGTACAAATATAAATAGAGGTATCTCTCTCAATCAAACTGGTAATGAACTTAAATTATCATGGGGAGATGCTTCATCTGCTTGTACTGCCAGTATAAGTGTCAATGATTTAAATGTATCATTATCATCAGTTTATTCTGGTGGCGGATGTGCTGCTGGACTTGAGATTACACATGTTGATAACAGAATTTGTCTTAGTTCTACTGGTAGTAATAAAACATATCATGATAACAGAGGTTTTCATTATGTTTGTGATTATTCTGGTGGTGCTGATAGTAGATGGCTTCCAGATAAAGGATATGTTGATTCTAAATTAAGTGGCAATACATCGGCTTCTGGAGAAAGAATTACTAAATTAATATGTCAAGTTTCACATGGATTCAATGTTAAAGATATAATTGGTTGGAGTGGTGGAACATATAATAAAGCAATTGCTAATGGTTTATATGATGGTGAAGTTATTGGTATTGTAAGTAAATGTTATAATGCCAATTGTTTTGATTTAACACAATCAGGTTATATTACTGGATTAACAGGATTGACTACAAGTACCACATATTTTTTAAGTGATGTTACTGCAGGTTTATTAACTTCAATTGAACCAACTGGTAATACGCATATTAGTAAATCAGTATTAATTGCTAATTCAAGTACAAGTGGCTGGGTATTACCATATGCTGGATATGTAATAACAACTGGTGCAAGTGCTGGTGGTACTTGGGGGAGCATAACTGGTATACTTAGTGATCAATGTGATTTACAAACTTGTTTAAATGGAAAACTTGCCAGTGGTGGTACTGCTTTATGTGCAACAACTGCAGGTAATGCTTTAAAATTAAATAATCAAACAGCAAGTTTTTATCTCAATACTGGTTCTACAGCAATATGTGCAACTTGTGCTGGTAACGCATCAACTTTAGTAGGTTGTACACCATCATGTTTTCTTGGAGTAAATGCAACTGCAGTGTGTGCAACCTGTGCAATTGGTGCTAAAAATCTCTGTGGTTGTGTACCAGCAAGTTTTCTTTTATCAGGTGGTACGGCTGTAAATTCATCGAAATTAGGTGGTCAGTTACCAGCATATTATCTTAATA